ACCCTGAGTAACATATTGTAGATTTGTTGTCACAGATGTTCCTACACTCAATGGTCCAGAATCTTTAAAATAACCTGTGACTTGATTTGTGGTTTGAGTAGACTTGTTCCAAGTAACTCCTGTGGGTGGAGTTATCCTTCCGTAATTTTTATAGTAATATTGCTTTAATGCCGGCGATGTGAATACATCAGCAAGAGTGCTGTTGATGACTCTTTCAACATCATCCCTTGTGGTAAATTGAAAATCAAAAGTTTGTGTTCCTTCGTCTTGATACAAGTATCCATCATCAGACACTACATTCACTGGCGAATAGACTCCTGTTGGATCAACTACATCTAAAAATCTTGATATTCCAGATGCCGATCTTACCTGTGATTTGATTTTTGCAATTGATTGGTTTTGAGTCAAAGGTAGTATTTGATAGTCCTCTGCAGAAATCATTCTGTTGTTTGTGTAATAAGATTGTGGTGCTTGAGTTTTGATTTCTTGTATCGACTGTGATCGTGATGCATTTGTTACAGTGCTTTGTAAACTTGCAGAAATTGTTAGTGTGTTTACTTGTCCATTTTTGCTGACATAGTCTAACGAAATATCTATGTTTTGCATATCAGCAGGATTTACATTATATGTTAAACCATTGCTCTGTCTAAAATAACATCTAAAGTTGCCTTGTGGCAAAGTGCCGTAGACACCATCAGAAAACACAAGATCAACTTGATCATTTGTTTTGGTTACCACAGCAAATTGGTTTACTATGTTATTTGCTAATTCATTGTAAATTATATTGTTGCCTACAATTGCAGGTACCTTTTGCCAGCGTTGATCAATGATGCCATTTTGATCTAGTTTGTACAAAAATACATCATCATTGTTGATGTTGTTTTCAGTGATAGAAACCACAGTGTTAGGTGCTGTGTTGGTGATAGTAAAATCTTGCGAATTTAATGCACCTTGTCTAAAATGTAAAAAATAGCCTGTGTTGTTGGAGCCAAATCCTCTGCTGTCATTTCGATACAACATGGTCATAGAGTTTCCAGGTATAGGCGATTCTTCATACACATATGTTTGATTTGCAAATGAACATGGCACTACTTCAAAGTCCATGTTCACACCGTTGATATTTTTTGAAAATGGTACAATTGGTACATCAAGGTTAGCACCATTTATTCTATACAATTGTGAAGGAATGCCAGCAATGGTGGCGCTCAATTCAGGTTTGTTTACAAACTGGTTTCTTGGCAGTGCCGCATTAAGCACAGCATTGAATTGATCTTGCCAATTGTCATTGGTCAAGTCGTTCCATAGTATTGGAGTGTTTGCAATGTTTTGACCATTAGAATCTAAAACATTCTGCGTGGTTGAGACAGATAAAATTTTTAAAAAGCCAGAGCTTGCTGTGTTTCGCTTGGGTTGATATGAAATCAGTCTTGCTAATCTCAGTACAGATTCTTTTCTTTCTGCAAGATCAATAAAGTTTTCTCTGGCATTGAGATCAACTCTGTATGATATCGACTGTGCCACATATGCAATCATATCAATGAGTGCAACATATTCTGATGATTCAATAAAGTCGTTGAAGGATTCTGGATAATTTAGTTGCAGATAATCAATGAGAGTACGTCTAATGGTGTCAAAATCGTATGACTTAAAATCTGCTTGTTTGAAAGTTCTATACAATTTTTGCCACACTGTGTTGGCCAAAAGAGTGTTCTGTCTAGTGTTGGATGCCATATTGAATATTTATTGTAAACAAAATATGACTACTTAATAATTTGCTGTTGATGAATTGAAAAATTGTCCAGGACCTTGTAAAAGTCCTTGTTCTGAATCAAAAAGTAAATTGATGGTTTCGCCAATTGCATAACCAATGTACAACACTGTCATTTTGACAGACAAACCTTGCTCTGCTTCTTGTACTTCAATTTGATCCAAAGTCACACGAGGATCATAATTGATCACTTCTTCAACATCACGAATCACAGCATTTTTTGTGTCATCATCTAGTGGATCAAACAAATACAACCAGATGTTGGTGCCAAAATCTGGATTTTCTAGTTTTTCACCTTTGCGAATGTTGAAATGATTCAAAAGATCTTGTTTGACTAGCTCGACATCATACAATTTTGGGTCAAGAAATTCTCTGCCTTGTGTTGAAAACCCTTTGAACACCTGTGAAGATTGTGATGTTCGCTTGGTGCGTTTTTGATCTTTGTATGTAACAACTGCCATTTTTTATATTTAACCTACAAAAACATTGGCCGAACCTGTAGCTGCATCACCACAAGTTGCAAGATCGCCTGCATTACACACTGCCTTGTTGTCGACAAAGACATTGTTGGATCCTGCTATCATAGTAGGTGCATCATGAGGAGGCAATCCGTGATTGGCAACAGAATCACCATCAACAATGATTTCTTCACCATTGGCGTACACAGTGGTTTGACTTGGAATAAGATCTCCAACAGCTGTGTCGTTATCTCTGCAAACTCCTGGCATTATGATTGCTCCCTATCTGTCAGTGTTGCTGTAACTTCATCACGTTTTTTGTCTTCATGATCTGCCCACGGTTCTTGTGTGGGTATGCGTTTTAGAATAGATGTTTTTGAAGAAGTAGAATGAGTTGATAAACTAGACACAACAGATGCAGACACCTTACCATCTGTGTTAAAATGTATTTCTTCACCTGTATTGACATTAAAATCTGTCCCTGCATATGTCTTTATACTGCCGTCTGCTTTGATCAAACCATCTGTGCCAACTACCAATTCATAATTGCCTGCGGCATCTACATGCACACGCCCTGTGGTTTGACCAGTTGTAGTGTTTTCACCAGTTGCTTTTAAATTAACATTCCTTCCTGCTTCAATATTGATGTCACGTTCTGCTCTAAAATTCATGTCGTTTTCTGTGTGAACAGAAATAGAATCTTTTGCATAGATATCAATTTTACCGTCTTGCGTGAATTCTAACCAAGCAGTGCCTGAATTATTAATAATGTATACAACGTCTTTGGAATTGTGCAGTAGGACCTGTGCACCTGAACGAGTTCGCAAACGAATCAATTCATTTTCAATAGTTGTCTTGTCTTGGTTGCCTTCTCTAAACCTTGGAGTTCCATCATCCATTACAAACGAATGTCCGCCTAGGCGTGAATGCGCCACTCGAGTAAAATCAAATTCATCAGATGAGTTATTATAAATTTTGCCATGTCTGTTGATTGATTCTCGTTTGTTAATTTTTTGTCCTTCAAAATCAATTGGACCTGGTGTTGATATTCCAAACACTTGTGAAGGTGTTTCACGTCTTGCTGATGATGTTGTTGTACCGCGTACATCATCAGACACCAATCCTTGATTTACAAGCGTTTCTGTTTGTGGCACATGAATAGGTCGAGTTGTAAATGCTACATCTTCTCTGGCTTTGGTGTTGATTCTAGCCACATTGTTTGATTCTGCACGCCGTTGTGCTTCAGCCACAGGTGCTTTGCTCAAACCAAGTTCATCAAAATATCTTGAGTTTTGATCACTGTTGCCTACAAATCTGTCAGAGGATGCTACTCCCGGAGTCATGTGATTCATGTAATCATCAAACACACAACCAATCCAATATGCTTGATTGGTGTTGCCATTTGCAAATACAACAAGCACCTTGGTGTTGATGTCTGGTGGCACCATCCAGAACCCGTATGATTTTTGAGTGTTGGCAAATTCTCTTGGATCTTGAGATGTGTCACCTAAAGGTGTTTGCCCAGCAAATGGTGAACAGTATTGACATGGCACAGTTTGAGCAGACTGCTGTTTGTTGGTTTCATCATACTCGCCATGCAGTTCTGGAATATGAACAAACAATCTTCCCATCCTATTAACATCTGTTGGGTTTTTGACATATCCAACATACGGTCCAGGAAACTGTTTGATGGCTTGTTCTATGTCTGTGATTCTTTTGGTTCTATTTTCTGCCATTAGTTGTCACCCAATCTATCTTGTAGTCTTGTGTCAGCAGATCTGTTGTCAATGAATTGCTGTTTTACCCTAGCAAGAGCTTCTTCTTCAGAAAGAGGATTCAAAATATAATTTCTACTTGTCAGCACATCAAAGGCCAACTTTTGTGTTTTGTTCAGTGACTTGATAGCATTGCTTGTGGTGTTGTCTTCTAAAGCATCTAGATTAGAAAGTATTTCATCTATGTTGACTTTGCTACCTCCTTGCACATCTTGACTGTCTACCACAAAAGTTTTTGTTTTGCTGTTGTCAAAAATTTCTTTATCTGTAGGTTGATGTCGCATTCTCACCATTTGTAAAACATTTGTAAACATTCCGCCTGCAAATCTTGATTCACAGATATACACTTTGTATATTCCAGAAAAAAATGCCGCTTGATCAATGTTGAAAAGACCGGTTTCATCATTTAAATCTGTAGGTGTTTTGAATTGTATTTTAACATAAACTTCATATTCGTCAGTTGTTACTGCTCCAAATCTATCTATGTTAGGAGATCCTTCAAGATATGAATTCTGATATGACTCATTCAGCACACTTTTTTGTTCTATCCAACAGGGATCACCAATAATTTCCATTTGAGTAACCAATAAGTCTGCAGATGGGTCTTGTATGATTTGTTCAAATATTGTTGCGACCTCGCCATTTTCTGTGTTTAAATCAGCAATGAATCCGTCTTTGCGTTGACGTATTGCTTCAGTGGTCACTTGTGATGTGCCAGACCCCTGTTGACCTGTGGTGTCTTCGTTTGATGTTTCTTCTGGGTTTTCGCCAGAGTATGCATCGTTTTCTGTGTTGGTTCCAGTGCGTTTAAAATATGGAATTGCCTGATAATAACCAAATTTGTAAGTTACATCAAAATCAAGTATGTCTTTGTTTTGTCCTGTGTACAAATAATTGTATGTTCTCACAGGAATAACATTACTGACCAAATCTTCTGCTTCTTTGTTTACATAACTAGCACTTACCTTTTGCGGTCTCAACACCCAAATAAATTTATAGACTGGTCTGTTGCCTCCACCTCCGCCAGTTTCTTGTAGTATTTCTAATCTAGTGTTTGTTCTTAATGTCATTAAAAAATCATCTTTTGGATCACCGTTCGCATCAAACTGTAGTCTATAAAAATTGCTCTCTCGCACCACTGCTTCAATGAATGCTTGAATTGATGTGTTTGCAGGCACTGTGATCTCTCGCCGTCCCTGATATCCTGGTGGTCCTTCGAATTGGTTCGAAATGTTAATAATATTAGCCGAACGGGAATTTGCATCATAAGGAATTTTTGATTCAACTATTTCTTTTGCAGATTCAGATATACTCAATTCATATTCATCAGGATTTTGTATCCTATTTTCACTCTTTAGAGTTTTTAATGTTGCATTGTATTTTTGCATGAAATCTGTCACCACTTGTCCTACAGTGTCGCCTGTGACAGTAATTTGTTCCTGTGTAACACTGTGCAATTCTGTGACACCAAGATATGTGGCTGGCACACACTGTAAACTGTATGTGGTCACTCCGGCGGCAACATTCATTTGCACTGAGTAGATGTGTATGGGGATTATTCTGGTAGCATAATCAATCGGTGCTCCAGATGGTTCACCGTCATCATTGACTCCTTTGAATTCAACTTTTAACTTGTAGACAGCTTTGAGATGATTTTCAAATCCCAGTGTGTTGGCTGAGGTTATCAAAGCATCAATAAACGAAGTGCCGTATGGTTCTGTCACATCAAATAATATTTGAAACACTGTGCCAGACTTTCCTTCTGATGTAGGAGACACTGTGTTTCGGATTACAAGATTGTCGATGTAGTAGTCTTTTCCTAGCACACCTTCACCTTGTGGGCCTTTGCCTCCACTTCGAGCAATCAATATTTCCCGTCCTTGCCCTCCAGAATTAAAATTGTCTTTGCTGATAGCACTGAGCGATATCAAGTAATTGACTGGTTCAAAGTCATGTAGAGGATTTGATCTAGGAGGAGTGACAGAAGCACCTACATTTGTAGTGGACGATGATTCGTTTGCAAGGCCTGTACCATATGAAGCAAAATTAGTTTGGGGTGCACCTATTTGATCGATGAGGCTATTGCGTTTTGCAATTTCATCCATGTCATCCAAAACCAAACGTATATCTGCAGGTTTTGTGCGATCGCTTTGCAACTTGAGAAAAGAATTATCAGCAATTGTATTTTGTTTGTTTGACTTAGATCCTAGTTCATCTGACTTAAAATTAGTAAGTCTATTAATGGTCATCTTTTAGATTCCTAAATATTTTTCAAGTGTTGTTTTTTTAGGGATTTTAATCTGTGTGCCTGCAACAAAATCCCATATCGGGTCAGTGATTGTGTCCATGTTACGGTGCATGAATACCCACCATAATTTTGCAGAACCATAAAGATCATGTGCAAGTAGATCTGGACGTCTTTCATAAAATGAATCTATTTCATACAAAATGTCATCTGCTTCAAAGGCAAACAATCTTTTGCTGAGGATCCCTAGAGTTTCTGTGCCTTGTCCAGTAGAATAATAAGGAGAAGTTTTTGCGTATTGTGCCATTAAATGAATCCTTTGTCAGTTAGTTTACCAGAAGCAAAATCTTTTAAATTAAACTGATTCGAAATTTTATTTCTCGAGTACACTGGCACCACTGTGATTGATATCAGTGAATCTGTTGGCACATAGTTTGTTGAGCCAGAACTTTCTACTGCTCTGGTCACATTAGAACCTTGCAGAAAACCAGCATCTGCTGTCAATCCAGGATCAACGGTTCCATTGAGGGCCTCTGCAATAGCATCTGGTCGACCTCCAGTAGGAACATCAACACCAATGTAATCAACTTGTTCTCTCAATTCAACTGTAAAGTTTGTGATAACCACAGGAACATCTTTGTACACATAATCTCCGTATCCGTTTAATCTACACACTGGTGGCGGATTGCCTTGATTTTTCCCTCCACCATAATACATTTTTGTAACAGTTCTTAAAAAGTGCAATGATGCTATCCAATTGAGTCCATCATTTTTGTTTTGCACAGGAAACGATCCTGCAATAGTCATTTGATCAACCTGCGAATTTTGGTATGCATAATAAGGATAATTGTTGTGTATGACAGACCGAGCATCATAAGCCGCAGAATGCGACATGTTGATAAATGGTGTCACAGGAAATCTTAGGCCTTTTACTTTTTTGAACGAATCTGGAAAAACAGGAGCATCTGCCATCAAATCATTAAACACAGCATCTGACACAGTAACCTTAACTGCCCAATCGCCTGTTGACGATGGTGCTCCAACATTTGATTGCAGACTGGATTGCGTTTTAGAATTAAAAATGCCACCCACTGGCAGACCTGCTTGTGCAAGTCTATTGGCTATAGAACCGGCTGCTCCGGTTAAAAAATTAGATCCTTTGTTTAAAAAGTTCGAAAAAGATGCCATTGTAAATATTTATTGCATAAATTAACTGTATAGTTTATAATTCAATACATGGCTGTCAATTATCTTAACAACAAGGACATGTTGGCTGAAATACACAAGTCAAAGTCCACATACTGTTCTTTTCTCACAGACGAAGACAAAGAATATGATCTTATACTACCATCAGTGGACAAAATCAACATTCGCACTGTTGCACAAGCAAAAAGAGAGCGAGCCAAAAGACTGAGCAAACGTTCTGGAGAAACAATCAAACCACAAAACTTCGATAAACATGATGTTGTTTTTAGAATCATGACATTTGATCACATACCAAATTCTGCAAGAAAGGCAAAACCAAAAACTATTGCTGATTCTAAAATGAAAGTTAACTTTCCTCCTTTTCAACACTGGAGATATAACGATCAAGACGAATTGATGTGTGTTGCAAAATCGCATTGGAAAGACGGACTGCAAAATGGTCGATTTTCAGTAGATCATGGCAAGATGACTAACAAACTAGCAAAAATGTTTCTATTGTTGACACAAAGATATGGCACCAGAGGCAACTGGCGTGGTTACACCTACAATGACGAAATGCAGGGACAAGCACTCATGCAGTTGAGTCAGATCGGTCTACAGTTTGATGAATCTAAATCAGACAATCCATTTGCTTATTACACAGCGGCAATAACAAATTCATTTACACGCATTCTAAATGTTGAGAAAAAAAATCAAGCTCTACGTGATGATATTTTACAAGAAAACGGAATGATGCCTTCACACACTAGACAAATGGAATGGGAAATTAAACAAAAAGCAGAGCGAGAAATTGATGCTAAAAGCAAGAAGTTTTAATATAGTTTGCAAAAGCTCTATGCGAGCCTGATCCAAAATGGCCACCTGTGTCTGAAATATCCCTTGCATGATTTTCAAAAGAATGCAAAAATAATCTATCAAAAGTTTTACCACGACTCTGCAACATAATAGAATTTTCTGCAGACACTAAGAAATGATAACATTCCACACGTCTCCATGAACACCACTGTTCCACAAAAAATACTTGTTGTAGAAAATGTGCAATATCCATGTCAGGATTATTGTTGACAATATGTTTGGTGTATTCAGGATTATGACTGCCTGTGATTCTTACAATGTTATCTAAATCTTGATAGTTTCTTCTTAGAAAATAAGGCCAAATCATAATGACTTTTTTCGGTGCTGGCGTTTCACCAAAAGAGTAAAGTATTCTGACACATTCTTCACAAGATGCGCCAGGTTGACCTAAATTATAAATTTTATAATCAACGGTTTGTTCCAATACTTCACTTACTGTTTTGCCATCAGCTACATCAATACCAAATACATTTGATTCTCCTAACACAAGACAATAATTAGACCAATCAGTAAATTCATGTGTGCGGAAACCATGATCATTGCATTTGTAATTTTCGTACGATGGAAATCTGATCAATGTATTAGAATAAAATCCGTATTGCATTATCATAATAATTATCTTATAATAAAACTCAATGCAAACTTTCAAACGTGCGGCAGTGTTTGCTGACATTCACTTTGGCAACAAAGGCAATTCACGACAGTTCAACGAAGACTGTGATCGTTATGTGGATTGGTTCATTCAACACGCTCAATCACAAGGCTGCGAAACATGTATATTCTTAGGTGATTGGCATCATCAAAGAGCCACCATCAACATCACCACACTGCAACACTCATTAAAAAACTTAGAAAAAATTGCATCTGCATTTGAACAAAACCATTTCATTGTTGGCAATCATGACTTGTATTACAAAGATTCACGTTCTGTAAACTCCATTGAATTTGCCAAACACATCAAAAATTTAAACCTAATTCTGGAGCCATACTACA